TCTAGATACTGGTCCAGATGAAAGTCCAAGTGCCTTATCTAGACGTGCCTTTAGTTCATCATAAGTCTTGAAGTTCTTAGGATCGATAAGTTCCTGTAACGAATACTGACTCTTCCAGATACGTTCGAGTTCGTCGTCATCATCTAATAGTGGTGATGGATCTTCAAACTCAGACTTATCGTAGTTAGGATATCCTTCAAACTTACGAATACGAAGTTTGAAGTTAGCACCTGCGAAAAGATCAAAAGGATTAACTGGTTCATCGTCATCAAACGATGGGTTCATTAGATCGTTTAGCTTTTCAAAGATCTTCTTACCATACTTGAAAAGGAATACCTTTCCTTCATTGTCTGGGTTAGCAGGATCCTTAACAACATAAATGTTGCTATAATAGTGTAACCGACGCTTCTGCTTGCGTGCGAGTTCCTTATCGGACTCTACGCCAGTGTTCCATAACTTGGTATTATATTCTGAGCAAGGATCATCCTTGCCAATAGTTGTAAGTGAATTTTCGATGTACCAACCACCGTCGCCTTTAAAGCCGTGGCTGAACATTCTAATAAACGGCACATCTTCTCCGCCTGTTTCTGGGAGGAAACGAATAACGGCATGTCCGTTACCAGCCTTATCTTGCTTACAAGTCCAGAAGCGACTATCGTCGTCTTTTTGGAAAGGCTGATTAATTTTGGTGAGTTCTTGATTGAGCTTTTCAAATCTTGCGTTAGAATTACGCTTTAGCTCGCTAAATGAGGTAGTCATATTTTAGTCTCCGTATATCTCGTATGTTTCGTATGAATTAGTATAAATCGTATATGGTAAATATTACCAACTGTATTTATATCGCCTTTTGTGCATCGAGCACATTTTTTACTTGTTTTTTCATGTTATTTTTGTTATACACCATGAAAGGTTTGTATTTCAGAAGTCTGGTTTTAATTTTAGGCCAGATGTGCTCATCTGAAATTTTTTCATCCCAATAGGGAAAGAAATTTAATATGTCATTTAGTATTACCAGGGTTTCTGGTGATATTTTATTTTGTTTGAAAAGTTTAAGCAAAGCGGGATATTGTCCGTCTTTGACTTTAAAGTGCGAGATAAAATCTTCGCTAATAGATTCCAATTCATTTTGGAATACATAAGTGATGGCTTGAGTTCGACTAAGCCAATGTAAATAGGTATCATTAGACTTGTCGTCTAATAAGTCGCCAGCCCATTTGATATCGCGTTCGAGCATGTTGCTAACTATAAAGCCTAAAGGATCATCCTTCTTAGCTAGTTTAGCACATTGTATCTTATCGCGTCTTTTTGAATATGCATTTATATCTAGTTTAACTTTTCCATTATATTTGAAGAAGTTATATGAACTAGTAAAATGCTGCCTAAGGGCAAGATATAACTTGCAGGCCTCGTAAGGTGACATGTAATCTCATTATATAGGTAACCGAGCAGTCTTGGGGAGGAAGTTTAATTCCTCCCCTTCATACTGTATAGTTGACTTGAACTTTGCGTTGTTTTTGATAATAGAAGCGATCGTTTCTATCTCAATATCATTCTTTTCACACCAATAAACAACTGCATCAATAAACGTTATAGATTTATCCGATCGTTGGACGATCTTTTCAATTTCAATAAAGAAACTATCTGCGTTTATTGTCTTTTCGAGTTTAATTTCATCAATCAATTTATATTAGCCTCTGTAAAAAATGTGATCGCCAATTGAGACTGTTCTTTTAAGTTTACCTGACCAATTTGGTCTAATAGACTTATTATGGAAATACTTAGCACCATTGGTATTATCGCTTACTTCATTATTATAAACTTTGGTAGCGGCACTAAGGGCTGTTGCATAAAGCATTTTATCACTAGCTGGTCTCCTTGAGCAAACCCAAGAAAACTGACATACGCCTCGATTTTTCTGATGAACTACTTCGCATGGAGACTTAGGAAAGCGACTATCTTTAATTCGATTCATTACGACATTAGAGATAGCAATCATTCCTGCTTTACCTTGGTTTCCTGCTTCATAGTAGTTATTCATTGCCAGACAAACAATCTGTGGGTTAGCTGGCTGTTCAAAGGCATAAGCCTGATTATTAAATCCTAGCATAGTCATAAAAGCACCTGCCAGGATTGCTAGTTTTTTAAAAGACATTTAATGTATCCTATCAAGCGATTTTGAATACAATACACCCTTGCTAGGCGTGTCACAACGCCATAGGCATGTATGTCTTTATGTTACTCCCACCATGGGAACTATTAACATCCATCTCTCTCTTACTAGAGATGCAAAATCACTAAGTGTTTTCGTCGGTGAATATGCCTAAACATATTCGCTTTCTTAGCCACGTAAGGACTTGAAGCTTTGTAAGAGTCAGAAGGGAATTAATATCCCTTGTAATAAATTTTATTTATAATTATCGAATATAGCAAGTTTCGCGAATGACTTGCTGGTTATAGTTGTCGTTATATACTTCGCGAACGCATGTTCTAGGACGGTTATCGTAAACTTCTGGCCGAACTGGAACAGGTGGTACATAGTAACGAGGTTCATCGTAACGATCTTCGTAGTCATTATGATTGGAATGTGAAATGATCGAACCAATAATAACACCAGCAATAATGCCGCCAATTCCTGCGGCAGCGTTGCTATGGTTATGATATTCGTTGTGTCGATAATCACGAGCAGTAGCTTGTATAGGCAATGCCAGAGCTGCTAGAATCAAAATAGGTTTAATCATATAATACTCCTTTTGAAATATTATTATAGCGTATAACTATATCAAAGTCAAGCAGAAAATTAAGTTGGCTTGTTAATTCTTGCCAACTTTTGTTCCTCTGTCCACATTGACAGATATTCGTTATCTGCATCAAATAGTTTGATATATTCTTCCTTACTAAGTTCTCTTGAAGAAAGAATAGAAGTCCCAACATGCTTCTGTGAGAATTCAGTAGTGTCGTCTTGATTCATACATACTGTATCTTCGGCATAGAAGTTAGGATCATCGTCGTTAAGTTCGACGACATATCGCATAAGGAATGTCGAAATTTCTTCAACTAAGACTAGTTTGGTCATTATATCAAACTCCAAGAAGCCGAGCCCCAGGACGTCGACACCAACCAACTTTACATGACGGATAAAGAGGAATAACCTTGCCGTTAACTCTAACGCCAAACCATTCAATATCGTCTACGATAAAAGATACAAATTTAGTCATACTGCGTTCCTTTAAAAATATTACGACTTAGGACCTTCACCACGTGCATAAGCAGCATACATAGCAGCGTATTCCTTAGGCTGCTTGGCACGACCTTTCGGTCCGTGGATAGTAATGCCGAAAGACTTTTCAAAGTCGTTGATAGCCTTCATTTCAGCCTTGCAGGCTTCCTGCCAAACAGATACTTCATTATCAGTAGCAACACGGCAATCCTCGCCAATGTTATGCTTGTGATTACCAGTCCAGTATTCGTCATCTTCAAAGCAGGCGATACTGATATACTTATCTTCATAGATTACATAAGCAAGTGCCATTTCATCTAACTCCTTATTGCTTCCTATAAACAGATTATAGTGGAATTAAATTAAATAGTCAAGCCTTATTTTTATAATAATCTTCCCATTTACCAGATACAGCACATTTAGCTTTTTTGATTATTAGGTCATCAAACGGCAAGTGACATCCAGTAGCACCAGACCAATCTGCAAAGGCTTCGTCATAGAAACCTATAACCTTAATAGTCTCTTGCAGTTCGGTCAATTCATCAGCCCACTGCTGCCATTTATCATCAGTTATAATAGGAGAATCCAATTCATAATATAAATAGGAATGAAGCAGCATCTGTGTTCGACGCTGTTTAATCTTCTCTTCTATCGTCTGAATTGGTTCTTTCTCAAAGAAAGCATCAAGCGACAAGCAAAGCCCTATCTAATTCTGCTTTATACATTTCATAGTTTGCATCGTGGGTTTCCATGTTAACTTGACTACTATGATACAAATTGCGTTCTTGCTTTAGTCCTTCTAACTTATCAGTATAATAAGAATAAGGTTCTTTATTTTGAGCATAGATTAGCTGGCTAACGATAAACGAATCGTTTTCTCTTTGCTTTGACAGTGCCTTGATAACATTATCTCTTAGTCCTTGTAACGCGCCATGGGTTAGATTAAGACTTGCTAGTCTAGCAATGGCTTCGTTACACTTAGTAGTCTTTACCACTGCTTCGTTTAGCTCTGCTTGCAAATTACTAACATGACTCTGTTTATACTGCTCACCATAAGCGATGCGTTCATTTGTACCCATCGTTTCAAATTTAATAATCTCGTCGGTAACTTTAGCAACTTGTGCTTCATATTCCTTAGCAGAAACATGTCGCCATTCTACTTGATCATAGTATAGCATATCTGTTAGCATCTGTTCAAAG